TGCGGCAATATGTTTTTGACTGGTATACTTGTGTTACAAGGTTGAGGGGCCACCGGCCCGGAGATACGGACAAAGTCCAGGACTCGCGAGGACCCGCTAAGCCCCTCAACCTTCCCAGCGCAAGACCAACCGAGAGGAACCCGAAATGAACGCCACCGCCACCGCCAAGCTCCCCTGCTCCTGCAAGCGCCTCGGCGTTAACTGCGGCGGGACGACCTGGAACGTGTTCGCCCAGGGCCACGACGCCAAGGTGAAGGGCCTGCTCCAGATTGCGCACCGCAGCGGCCAGCGGGTGCGGGTCGACGGCCGGTTCGCCACGCCGATGCAGGCCGCGATGAAGGTGGCCCCCAACCTGGCTCGCTTCCTCGACGCCTGATCGGCCTACCCCGGAGCCCCCCAGCGATTCAGCTGGGGGGCTCTGGCGTGCCGGGGAGCGGCAGACTGTGATCGGCGTCACGCTCTGGGAGGACTCCCCTCAAACGCCCGCGATGCGGCCGGTAGGGCTGCACCGGGGCGCTCAAAGCGGCTAGCCCGTACTGCCAAACCCGGCATCGCCGCGACCCCCTATTCCGTCTACGATGCCCTCCGCCCAAACCGGCTGCGGGGTCGCGGCCGGTAGCAGGATGAGCTGTCCGAGCCGATCGCCCACCTTGACGCGGTGGGTCGCCCCGCTGACGTTCCAGATCCCGACGAACAGTTCGCCCCGGAAGCTCGGGTCGATGACGCCAGGCGTGACCCAGAGTCGATGCTTCCGCATCGTTGACGAGCGGTTGGTGATGAACCCCCACTGGCCGGGCGGCAGGTTGCAGATCACGCCGCTCGGGACGTCGCGGAACTGCATCACGGGGACGATCACCTCCTCCGACGCGAACAGGTCGAGCCCTACGTCGTCGGCGTACCCTCGTCTCGGGAGTTGGGCCTTGGGGCTGGATGCGACGAATCCGACCGTGTTTCGCGCGTCGACGTCGAGCAGGGCGACGCTGAGCCATTTGACGGCAGAGGCGGCTCGGTGGGTGACGTGTGCTCCTCGGTGGGCAAAACCTCGTAGTGATACCGATTCGATGACGTCGGATACGATAGCCACAGGAATCCCATTGGTGAGGGCAAACTCAATCTCGGCTGGGACACCGATCGTCGGGACGCCGCGCGGCAGAAACGCGATCATGGCATCCACCGTGGACAGGACCGCTCGATTCACATCCTCCGGACCCTGCGAACCCTTGGATCCGCTAAACGCTCGCGACGGGTGGTAGAGCGTCCATTCGCCCGGAGGGTGCCACTTGGCTGGCTCTCGGCCTCCGGCCTGGTCGATGGGCTCGGCTACGTAGATGAGACTCATTTCTGCAGTCCCTTGTAGATGTCGGCCCACGCTTCCGGATCGGCCTTCTGTCGAGCGAGCCACTCGTCCCACGTACCCGAGTGCTCGATGTGTTCAAGCATCCGCTCGGGCGCGACGATCAGATGAGCCACCACGTCAATCGCCTCGCGTAGGCTAAACCCGGTAAGCCCGGTCGCCAGCGGTAGACAGATCCGCTCGACAGAACTGTGACTGATGTCGTGTTCGCCCCACCAACTGGTAGACTCTGCCAAGGCTCCGAGCTGGGCGCGAACCACCCTAGCCAGACCGCAGACACGTTCCGAGCGAACGGGATTTCTCTTGTGGGGCATCGATGTCGACCCCCACTGCTCCGGCGCAAAATATTCGGCCATCTCACCATAAGTTGCCCCCAACCGCACCTGGATCGCCAAGTGCTCGATTGCCGACATAAGCGTGCTGACCGCCGAGACCCAGGCTACCAGGCCTGACCGGTCGTTCGCCTGTGCTTTGCGGTAGCGCCCTGGCTGCAGCCCCAGCAACGAGCCCAGACGTGACGCGTCGTGCACTTCCGCAGTCCCAATCGGTCCGCCCAGCACAAGCTCAGCCGCCCCAGCCGTGGTCGCCTCGACCGCCAGCGCAGACTTAGCGATGCGATCCGCCCAGACACCTACTTGCCTTCCGAACGTGTCCGGTTCCGCGAACATCCCGTGAGTCCGTGACGCGCGAGGAGTCCCAGCATGCTGGATGCCCAGAAGCTCAAGGGCCTGGGTGAGGAGCTGGGCTTCCCGGCATAGGCATCGTGACACGTCAAGCACAGCCAGCGCCTGCCCCGCGTCGACGAGGTCAGAAGAACTGAGACCCCAGTGTGCCCGAGGTGCGCTCCGCACCTCACGCATCCACCGTACAAAAGCTCCCACGTCGTGGTGGGTAATGGTCTCGTATTTGAGGATCTGCTGGATGTCGTGTCCATCGATCTCCTCGCAGAGTGCGTTCGCGGTTTCATTGTCGCCTGCTGCGGTTGCCGCCGCCCACTCGACCCGCAGCCAGTAGGCGTACTTCCCAGCGTTCGACCAGGCGTGATCAATGACCGGATGGGCGTACCTATTCACGGCCACTGCCCCACCTCGCGCACGCGTCGCACCATCATTGAGTAGACGGTGATGTCGTGCCAGGTGTCGTCGCTTGGTCTGCTTCCACTACCGATGGCGCTGATCGCACGCGCCACCTTGCCCAGCGTGTAGAACAGGATGCCGATCTCTTCGTCAGTTACAACGTCGGCGTTGATGCCGACCATCTCGCGTAGGGTGCGGCCGATGATGACCAGATCGGTCGAGCCGTACTCCTTCGCTTTGATCGACGCGGGTTCCACGTCATCGGCGGCTGTCGCAGCCCACCAAGCGGTCAGATCCATGGTTGGTTTCCGATCGTTGTGATTTGTGTTGCGGGTCCAGTGCCGACCATGTGAATCGGCGTGTTGAGTTCCTTGGCGCGGTCGCTGACCCAGTACCACGCGTCGTACCCGAGGTCGTTGATGTCAGTGAGCCCGTACGCGCTCGGGAACAATTGATCGATCATGGTGATGGCGACACGCACCGATGGGCTCGGCGCACCGTTGGCGGCTAGCGCAGCCAGGGCCAAGTCGAGATCCCACTCGCCCACCCGACGAACGCGCTTCGTCACGGTGGTGTACTCCTCGGGGAGGCCCAGCTCGGCCCAGCTGGTCTCGCCCCGCAGCGGACCCGAGTTGCCCGCGACCCGGATCGGGCGTGTGCGGAACACGACCCAGATTTCCGTGTCCTCGGGTTGCCAGCCCCACGGGGAGACTCCGGCCTGCGCCATCATGTCTACCGCCCGTGCGTCACCGGACGTGCAGAATGGGTAGTGCCCCGCGTGCAGACCGAGGCCGTAGCCCTGGGTCCCCTCGATGATGACGTCGCGCCCGGAAGCGCGGATCAAGTCGGCCACGCTGACGGGCAGGTGCAAGCCTCCCGTCAGATCGGCTGTCCGCCAGATTCGGTCGGCTCGTGCTGCGCCCACGCCCTTGGCCGTGGAACCGAGCCGGTCATTCAGCGAAGAGAGCGTCTCGCGCCGGATGTGATTCGAGTCGAGCAGGGTCGCCTGCGGGTCAACGTGTAAGCGGTTGGCGATCTCGTATCCGGCGTCCTCCAGGAGGTTTATCTCCTCGAAGAGTACCTCGGGGTTGATCTCGCTGCCCGCAGCCAGAGCCAGCAGGGCTCGCGGGTTGACAAACCCAACGGGCACGTGGCGCAGCTTCCACTCTCGGCCGTGGTCGTCGATAACCGTGTGTCCTGCATTGGGTCCACCGACTCGCACGACCAGCGGCGCCTCCGAGTCGAGGGCCAACCGTGCAGTGACCGCGCCTTTGGCTTCGGAGCCATATTGCCCTCCTACTACCACCATCAGCCTACTCATGCGTAACCCGCTCTCTGTATTTCCAATTGGACGACTAGCCTGAGCCCGTGTGCCTCGGCATCACGTGCGTGCTTTCCGTGTCCTATCGACCGGGTGAGTCGGGCACACAGATCGGGGTGGTTATAGACATCGTTGAGCTTGGACGCCTGCGGCTTCTCAAACGGGATGCTGTGCCGACGTGCGATGTGATGCAGCGCGCCGATCATTTGGGGGGTCCACAGCTCCGAGTGCGACATTTGGGCGGCCAGCCAGGGATAGAGCGTGAATCGTTCGCAGACCAACAGCTTAATGACCCCGAACCCGGCTAGATCCCACACGGTATCAATAGCCTGGTCCGGGGTCATCTCGACCGCAGCGGTACATTCCTCGCCGTCCCAGCTCGCGTAACCCACGTGCTTATCACCTGGGTA